ACAGCAAGGGTAAGTTAATGCTTGAGAGCAAGGACGATATGCGATCCAGAGGGGTTAGTTCACCTGACCGTGCCGATGCTTTAGTTGGGTGTCTCGCTTGCGGGGGTATTAACAACCTTGCTGTTCGCACACCTCGCAAGAGCCTGTTTGATTTGATATGGCCTGAAGAGGACGAAGGGTTCGGCACTCAGTACGGCATTAAGGGAATGGATACGGGGTGATATGATTTGCAAGAAGGAGACGTACATATTGACTTGTTTTCGGGCATAGGGGGATTTGCCTTGGCTGCCGGATGGGCCGGATATGCCACAAAGGTCTTTTGCGAGAATGATAAATACTGCACAAAGGTACTCAAGAGAAGATGGCCTGACACCCCGATCATGCCGGACATTAGAGACTTTGACGGAAGAAAGTGGAGAGGGGCAGGGCTACTCACAGGTGGATTTCCTTGCCAACCTTACAGTCTTAGCGGGCAGCGAAGAGGCTCGGAGGATGACCGTGCGCTCTGGGGAGAAATACTCCGTGTTATTGACGAGGCAAGGCCGAGTTGGGTGGT